TTTTAAGGTCCTCTAAAAAGGTTCTTGCTTTTGCAACTTCTTCTTTAAATGCGAGTTTCTTTTTTTTGATGTCTCGCTCATCATCTTCCTCTTCGTCATAACTAAACTTATCTTCCATTAGGAATTCAATTTCGTCGTTGTCTAAATGAGGTCTTGATTTTTTATAGTATTCTTTTAATAGCGACTCAGTGCTTATAGAAGAGTAATCGGCACTTAGCCTAACATAGTCTTCAACAGTACCACCAGTCTCTTGCATAAACGAAACAAGTTTTTCTACATTCTCTGGTAATTGAATACCTGAGTTTCTGTTATCGTATATTGCTTCATCAAGTTCCTTTGCTAATTCCGCTACAACTTGTGCGGCTGGTTCCTCCTGAGCATTGATTACAGTTACTTCTTTTTCATCTTGTTGGGTAGACTCTTTATGCTCTTCGTTTCCTTGGACCACTTCTTGCAATCCCACTTGGGATCCTTCGCTGCCCAACAGGCTTTCATTTGTGTTTTGCTCTTGAATGGCATCTGTTGTTTCTGTTTCGTTAGCAATAAATACTTTTGTTACTTCTGGCTCAACTGCTACAGCAGGTACTGAGTCACTAATTGTAACCTTTGCAACCTGATCGACTTTGTTTAATTTTTTAGGAGTTTGTTTTTTTACTTTAAACGCCCCTTCTGTTTTAATTTCTTCTGACATGATATAATATTATAAGATTGATTGGTAAAATTTATTTTGGTTCAAACTGAGCTAAATCAAAACCACTCATATTATCAAAACCAGCGGATTCAAAATCCTTTGGCATTGTTTTGTTTTGTCTTTGATCTATTAATTCAGATTGCTGTGTTGCTGTTGTTTTTAATCTATTGTCTTTACGGTCCTCAATAGCATTAAGTTTTGATTGTTGCGCCTGAGCATTAACTTGCGCTAATTGCATTTGATAATTAAACTCTTCAGCCATTAACAATTTTTTTAGTTGAGCCTCGTGTTCCATCCTTTGTACTTCAAATTGGCTTTTAGCCTGTAATACTTGTATTTCAGTTTGAGCTAGTGCTTGTTGTTTTTGCACTTCCGCCATTGCTGCGGCTTCAGTTGTCTGAGCGTTTGCTTGCGCTTGTGCTTGTATATTTGCTTGTTGATTTGCTTGATCTCTTTCTAATTTTTTCTTTCTTTTATATTTTAAAGACTGATTAGCAAGTTTAAGATTATTAATTTCTCTTAAGTCAATTGCATCTTCAAGGTCAATCCCTCCTGTCTGCAAAGCAACTTGTATATTTTGTTCTAATTGCGCTTTTTCTTCTTCGTCTGGCTCCAATTCTAAGAATATACCAAAGTCATGAATATCTAGATTCTGTAATTCTTCAAGTGTTTTAACATTTGATATTGATATACTTTGAACTAAAGCATTTGCTGTTAATGGAAACTTTAAAGAATCTCCTACTCTTTTAGATATATTTTCACATATCCTTAATGTTAAATATAAACTTGCATCTAATACGTGTCTTGTTGCTACATTTGAATTTGCCGCAGCCATTTTTTGTAAACCAACTAACGAATTAGAATCCGGCATAGAACCGTCTCTTGCTTCATTAAGTCCCGTTACATCACGTATCATTTGCAAGTAATATTGGTATGTACTTATTAACGATGAGATCTTGGCGTTACCTGACGATGTTTGCAATTCCTGGATTGGCACCTTACCATGATTCATGGATCCGTCTTGAGCCATAGATCTACCAACAATACTACCAGTTTGAAAATACATATTTAATGCTTCCGCTGGATTGTAATTTGTGCCATTACCTAAATCAACTTCAGCTAAACCATCAACATCTACAAATACCCCGTCAGGAACCATCCTGGCAAGAACTTGTTGTAGTTTTAAATGTGTTATTTGAATCATATCCGCAAAAGAAGTAATTCTACTTACTATAGACTCAATTCTTCCTTTATAAAGGCGTGGTGCGCAAATAGCGTAATTCATTTCTACTTTCGTAGTATCAGCAAGGGGCCTAGTCATGTTCTCTGCTAATTGCCATTTAAGCATTTTCTTATGCCCTAGTATTTTTGCCCCTGAATAAAGGACTTCAATGCTTCTAGATACCACATTAAAATTATCATTTGCAGGTGGATTAAAGCCGTCTGACTTAATTAATGCTTTTTCTAATCCTTGTTCTGTTTGTTTTATTTTAAATACTTGGTTTGAATATGTTTTGTATTCAAAGTATAAAACTTGTATTGTTGTTGTATCGTAATTTTGATTTGTATAGGTACGACTATAATCATTTGTCCCTGGAAACTTTTCAATTTCTTTTAATTCCTCGTCGGTTAAATTAGGGAATTCTTTTTTTAATTCTTCTAAACTAATTGACTTAACCTCGCCCACATAATACATGTCTTCAAAGTTAGGATCTTCCGTATAAGAATACACCAAATTGGAAGGATCAACATACTCAATCATAATGCCGTTTGAACCATTCCAGTTTGTTTTTGTACACGCAATGCCTAATACCGTTAAATCGTAGTTGAGTCTCTTAGCAATATTATCATATTTGTTTTTATTCAAAACATAATTAATGACTTCCTCTTCTGCAATTTCAACCGCTTGCTTGTAACTTAGTTGTAAATGTATTTCTAATTCCTCTTCGTCATTAGGCACGCTTTCTGGGTTAGGTGAGTTATATAAATCAACCCCTAATTCATTCTTAAGGTTATTCAGAAAGTCCTTAGCATACATATCCCTTATTACCGATGCCGTATATTCAGTTTTTTGAGCCACCGATTGTGGATCCTGTGCAAAAGCTTTTATTTTAAATAATTTATTAGACATTCCATTAACAACTATATCCACAAACTTTGGTATAATTGGTATTGGTTTCCAGTCTAAATTCAAATAAGATAAATCACCATTAATAGATAATTCATCTTTGTATTTTTGTATGCTTTGTTCACCTCTAGCATATAATCTAAGATTATGGAATGTTTGCCAGTTGGTACTCCATCTGTCATTTCCAAGACTAGACCTATTACCTCTAAACCACTCACCTTCTATAGCCATACCTACCGCATAACCATAATCTAATGTTTGTTTTTCTTCGTCCGGTACCACCTGACTTGGGAAAGAGCTATTCGTGTTAGTATAAATCATCTATTATATTATTTGTGAACTATAACCTCGGTTATTATATTTTTTGAAATTTAATTCTACTTTTTCTTTTTTATATGTAGTCGATGGCGAATATAAATGCTTGTTGCATGCCATTATCGCGAACCCTGAACTTATAGTTGCATCATGCTTTGTTCTGTTATTTATATTAAATCTAGACCAATCATTTAGTGTTTTTTGGAAATACATATTGCCATATCCGCTTTCTCTATATCCAACATAATCCTCTATATAAGTTTCAATGGCGGATGCGTGTGCTTGTATAATATCCTGCCCGGCTGATGGTATACCACCAATCTCTTTTTCTGTTGGAGATAAATTATTCCAAGTTTTGTCGGGACGATTCATTGAGAAAGGCCTATAACCTCTTCTTTTTAAATAGTATAACAATCTAGCTTTGTTGTTTTCCGCTAATATTGGCATGCCGTAAAACACTAGAGCCATAAGAACCTCTTCAAAAAATATTTCAGAAGTTTGTGGTCTAGCAATATATTCTAAAAAGAAATGACTCGGCGGAACATCTTCCATTGAAAACTTAGTTAGCCCGTGAAGCGAGCCATTAGATCCTCTTACGTCAACTGTTCCGGATATATCATAACTATCACATCCAAACGCACCTAAGTGCTCATTACCTGGATATTTAAGCCCATCCTTTATCATTACGCGATTTTGGAGATGTTTCGGTGGAACCCACGATATTAAGAATCTTCCTTCCTTACTTGGATAGAATACAACCTTTGAATCTTGTATTCCATTCTCCCATTGAAAACTCCCTTGCGTTATAACTTGTGAGTTTCGTAGATCATCATTATAATCTATTTGCTCGTATATTTTTGTAAGATTAAACAAAGATTGTTTTGTCTCATCTCTAAATGCATGTTGTTCTGTTCTTGGAAATTGGCGGTAGTATTCGTTTAAACCGTCTTGATCTTGTTTTAAACCATCAACCTCATTCTGCCAGTGTTCAATAACTCCATATTCTATATAATTACCATCTATACCTTTAACTGGTTTTTCTGGAGTATCGAATACAGGTATCCCATAAGTATCAATGAATCCCTCGTACGACCATTCCATAGGTATGAACAAACTATATAGTCCTGAACTAGTTTGTCCATTGCGGTTTCTTTTCGTAACATCTGAATCATTATATAATCTTTTGAAGTTTTCACCTCCTTTGTCTAAAGCATTTGAGGTTGAACCCATCATACACTTTCCAATAACTCTACTACCTAATCTAAGTGTTGTTTTAGTAACACGCCAGTTATTTAATATGTTATCAGGTCTTTCCCATTTACCACTTTCATCGTGTACTAATAGTTTTAATTTTTCACCATCATAACTATTATCACCAGTATTCTTCCAGTCAATTGTAGTATCTAATCCTTCAAGGTCTTCTAACTTATCATTAGAATCTAATTTTCTTCTTGTAAGTTTAGAAGCTGGTATTCTATATGCTAATTCTGTTTTAGGTCTATCCATACCGTCCTGGATAGGTTTGAAAAAGAATGGATAATTAACCGATATAGGCACCACCTTATCTGTAAACATTTTTTTAGCATCCGCTCCAGATTTTGATAGTATACCAAATCGCGAATCACTAGATATTGTTGCCTGATTAACAAGTTCTGCAGAAGACATAAATGAGAATCCAGAACGTCTGTTCTTTAAATAACACATTCCGTAACATCTTGGATCTGCTTTACAAGCCTCCCAAAATATGAAGAATAATCTATTTGATTCTCTAAAATCCGCTGCTCCAACATCTATCTTGCTCCATTGCAAGTACATATAATGTGTACCTGTTATATATGTAGGTTTACCATTGCTATAATAAGTAAAGCCTTCATCTCTTCTTTTAAATTCTTGATCTATATAATCATACCAATACTCCTTAAAACTATCAGGATGTTTACTCCAATCGGCAACATTTTTAATCTTATCCAATTCTTTAGGATACTTAGCTTGTTCCCAATATTGTTCTTCTTTTGTTTCAGATCGTTTATGTACGTCTTCGGCAAAAGGCAATGCAATTCTAAGATTTTGTATTTCATATATTTCGCCAATCTTGCCGGTCTTACTAATAACAACTACGTCATAGTCTTTGTCATATCCGTATTTCCATTTATTTAACCTATTGTTTTTTTTAATAACTGTAGGTTTTATATAATCTGGCAATACCTTATATAAAGTTTGTTCGTACATTATCTAGACCTCCCCTCCGCAAAACCTTTAAATGGTTTAGCAACAGTTTCTTTAGAAGCTTCCTCAATCATTTTTGTTTCGTCTTCTATTCTAGCAAGAATTTCAAACGCATCGAATATAGCTAATTTTTTTGTTGCTGCTGCATTCTTTAATTTGTCTGCTGATAAATCATCATCGCCATTATTTAATATAGCTTCTTCCGCAACTTTAATTAGCTCCAATACCGCTTTGTGCCCAGCTTGGATTATATTCAACTTCGTTTCCTTTGTATCCATATTTAATTACAATATCATTAGATTTCATACAATATAATCGCTGGCCTTCTACAATAAATTCATACTCGCCATTAGGGGTATAACCTACTAGGTCACCAGGATTGATTTTAAGCTTGTTTAAGGAATCATTTCCGTATTTTAATATACCAATAAGTTCTCTTTCTTTATCTAACTTAAAATGATTATTATTTTTTATAGGTTTTACAAAACATCTATCGTTAAAAGCAATCCATTTCTTATCATTTTTATATAAATAAATTTGATCAATGTTACAAAAATACTGGTCATCTCTAAAGTATGATGAACTATTTTTGCTTTTGCCCTTCATATCATAAAACCTTCTAAACACATTATGGTGAATTACTACTAAATCTCCCTCTTTAATTTCTGTTTTGAATGCTAAAGGAGTTGCAATTACAACCGCTACATTATTAACAGATTTAAAACTTTCTATTTTCGTATTCAGTAATAATTCTTTATTATCTACCGTAATGCTATTTTCGTATCTCTCGCCTAATGGCTTAACTATAAAGCTAAATACACTTTTCATTAATATTCTAAATCATATTCAACTGATATTGCCATATTGGAATTAAATTTTTTCCAAGGCATTATTTCATCTCCTTTTTTTATATGAATATTATAAGAATTTTCTAATTCATTAAATAATATATGTGAAATTTCATGTCCTCCATATACTGTTTGACCTATAGAATAATGCATTGCATCGTTCTTATAATCTGAACCTATACTTATCTTTCTTATAATAGAATCCATAGCTAGTCTTCATTTAAAGGGGTTGATCCACTCTCTTTTGCAATTTTAGTATAAGAGCCATCTTGCAAATTAATATTGATCGAACCGTATTCTTTTTCAATTTCTAATTTAAACTCTTCAATAGATCTGTTTATATCAGCCAACTTATGCAAATAACTATGCTTATGTGATTCTAAAACGCCTATATTAGTTAATACCTCTTGCAATTCTAATTGCCCAGCGTTAA